ACCCTGCCGCGCAGACCGTGATGGCCTTCGCCTGCGAGATACACCACATTGCCTGGCCTGACCTTGTGGCCTGACCAGTCCTTGATGCCGCTGGCCATTCTGAGACACCAGTCCAACACGACAAAGGTCTTGCCGCCGCCGCTGGGCCCGTGGACCATGACCAAGGCCTGGGACTGGATCCACTTCTTGACCAGCCAGCTGATGGGGGAGGGCTGGGAGCAGAAGTCATCCGCCGGGATGAGCCAGTCATCATGGGAGGGCATGAGGAGGCTGGCCAGGTCGTTGCCTGCTTGGGCGTAATCATTGGCATCGCCTTGGATGGGTGGCATGACCATCCTGGCCCCAAACTTGGCGCTGGCCTGTTCTGCGTAGCGTTGGCCAACGCCTGAGCTGTCATTGTCTGCCACGATAACGATGTCCTGGGTTGCGCCGTGCATTTCTCGGAGTGTGCCTGTGACTGGCACCAAGTTGCTGGCGCTGTAGGCCACCACGACTGGCCTGCCTGTTGTCTCATGGATGGTGGCCGCGGTTGCGAAGCCTTCGGCCACGTAGAGGGTGCCCGGCTCGTCCATGGTGCCGATCTGCCAGAACTTGCCCCCGGTCTGGCCGCCAGGGTGGTAGAGCTTGCCTCCTTGGTGGTCGATGTATTGGAGGCTGGAGATTGTGCCGTCTGGATCGTAGAGGGGGACGACAAGCCGACCATCTCCTGTGGCCCTGGCGCCATGAACGCCGATGCCCTTCTTGGCCAAGTAGGGGTGATCTGGCAAAGCTGCCTGTGCGCCGGTCCAGATTTTCTCCACCGTGTCGCTGGCCAGCTGGTGTTGACGCTCCAGAGCTGCATCGCGCATGGCCTTGGACTCGCTAAGGCGTCTGGCGTGGGCCATCTCCTCTGTCTGTGTGAGCTTGCGCCCTACGTCTGCACGCCATGTGACCTCAATGCCTGAGCGCCAGCAACCGAACCGGCCGGCAGGGATGCCATCACCGAAAACCAAATACCAGCCCGGCTTGTCGATGCCCGGTGCACCTTTTGTGCCGGACTTGAAGCGGTGGATCTTGCCGTCCATCTCGATGTGGTCTGGAGGTTCAAGGCCTGCTGCTTTGATGGCATCAATCAGCTGCACTTCTGGTGGCGAGACCAGTTTTTCTGGTGGCGGAGCCCATGGGCCGCCGAGGACTTTGGAGAGGTCAGCCATGCTGCGCCACCTTGCGACTTTCCAGGTAGTCCGAGAGAGCCTGCAAGACTTTGTGCGTGGGGTTTGCGTTGAGGTCATCACGCACTTTGCGGATGGTGTTGTAGTGCACTCCGGTGGCCTCTGCCACTTTCATGGGCATTCGGTCTGAGAGGGCGTCCCGTATCTGTTCGAGGGTCATCATGTTGGTTTCTCCTGTTGAAAAAAAATCTTTCGATGTGTGGATATTACCTTAAAAAATGGTTTATGATTCGATCACACCACAAACAGATTCCCTGACAGTGGTGCAAACAAAGAAAAGGAGAGCCAATCATGGCGATCAATTTGAAGACGACCGGAGGCTTGACAGCCAATGGTGTGAAGTTGTTGGTGTATGGGCAAGCAGGGGCTGGCAAGACAACGCTGGTCAAGACTTTGCCGAATGTGGTGGTGCTGAGTGCTGAGGGTGGTTTGTTGTCCATTCAGGATGCTGACCTGCCTTACATTGAGATCGCCAGCATGGATGATCTGCGCGAGGCTTATTCCTGGCTGACTTCCAGCCAAGAAGCTGGGGGTTTTCAGTCGGTGGCCTTGGACTCGATCAGCGAGATCGCGGAAGTCTGCCTGAACACTGAGAAGAAGGCGAACAAAGATCCTCGGGCCGCTTATGGTGCGATGCAGGAGCAGATGGCCGACATCATCCGCGCCTTCCGTGACCTGCCTGGCAAGCATGTGTACATGAGCGCTAAGCTGGAGAAAACACAGGACGAGATGGGCCGTGTGTTGTATTCGCCATCGATGCCTGGGAACAAGACTGGCCAAGCGCTGCCGTATTTCTTCGATGAGGTGCTGGCGCTGCGTGTGGAGCGCGATGCTGAGGGTGTGACGCAACGCGCTCTGATGTGCGACTCGGATGGCCTCTGGCTGGCCAAGGATCGCTCGGGCAAGCTGTCTGGATGGGAGGCCCCAGACCTGGGCGCAATCATTGCCAAGATTGGGGGCAAAGCATGATGCAGCCTGACTTGAAAGAACTGTCGCGCCAGTGGATGCTGCATAAGGCCGAGGAAGAAAAAGCCACGGGCGAGCGCCGCAAGGTCGAGGACCAGATTGTCAAGCTGCTGGCTGTGGCCGAGAACTTCGAGGGCACTGAGACTGCGGAGCCCGAGGGCTTTGTGGTCAAGATCTCTGGCCGCATTGATCGCAAGGTCGATGGCGACAAGGTGCAGGAGCTGGCCGCCGAGTTTGGTCTGAGCGACCACTTGGCCAAGCTGTTCCGCTGGAAGCCTGAACTGAATATGTCGGCCTGGAAAGCTGCCGACGCAACGATCACCGGGCCTTTGGCTGGTGCTATTACGGCCAAGCCTGGCCGCCCATCTTTCAAAATCATTCCCAAGGAGTAAATATCATGGCATTTCTCAACGAAGCATTTGACGTCAACGAACTGCCCCAGGGCACTGGTGGAAACTTTGACCCGCTGCCAGCTGGTTGGTACACGGTGACGATCACTCAGGCCGAGCTGAAGGACACCAAGGCAGGCAATGGCCAGTACATCAAGCTGCGCTACGACGTGACGGGCCCGACCCACCAAGGCCGTGTGGTGTTTGGCAACCTGAACATCAAAAACCCGAACCAGAAGGCTGAGGAGATTGGCCGCCAGCAGCTGGGGGACATCATGCGTGCGATCGGCTTGGCCAAGGTCACGGACACCGACCAGTTGATTGGTAACAGCCTGTCGATCAAGCTGGATGTGAAGCAAGACGCGCAGTATGGCGCAAGCAACGAGGTAAAGGGCTTCAAGTCTATGTCTGGAAGTGCTGCACCGGCTGCCGCTGCTGTGCCGCCTTTTGTGAAGCAGGCCGAGGCTGCTCAGGCTGCCACCGCGAAGGCCGCGCCGCCTTGGGCTAAGAAGTAAGCAAAAAAAATGCCTAGGCTGTTGAAGGCCTGGGCAAATTCTCAAAGGAGAGACAACATGAAGATTCCCGAGTCAGAGCATACCATCCAGGCCTTGATTGACAAAGCGCATGAGGCCAAGAAGGAGGAGCCTCGCCCTCACATGGGGGCCAGTGGGCTGGGCCACCCTTGCGACCGTTGGCTGTGGTTGTCGTTTCGCTGGGCGGTGCAGCCGTTTTTCCCTGGCCGCATCCTGCGATTGTTCCGCCGTGGGCAGAATGAGGAGGCCACGATCATCAGCGACTTGCGTGCGATCGGCATGGATGTGCGCAAGGTGTCGAGCCAGCACCGTGTTGACTTTGGCAGCCATGTGTCTGGATCTCTGGACGCGATCATCGACTCTGGCGTGCCTGATGCCCCGAAGACCAAGCACGTGGCCGAGTTCAAGACCCATTCCAAAAAATCCTTTGATGCTCTGGTGAAGGATGGCGTGGAGAAGTCGAAGCCCGAGCATTTTGTGCAGATGCAGGTTTACATGGCCGGGACTGGTTTGGACCGTGCGCTGTACCTGGCCGTTTGCAAGGATGATGACCGGATTCACACCGAGCGTGTGAAGTTCGACAAAGATGTGGCGCTGCCTGCTATTGCGCGAGGCCAGCGCATTGCCCTGAGTGACCGGATGCCAGAGCCGATCAGTGCTGACCCTGCGACCTGGTATCAGTGCAAGTTCTGTGATGCGTCGCAGTTCTGTGCCTACACCAAGACGACCGAGCATGTGAACTGCCGCACCTGCGCGATGGCGACCCCGTTGTCGGACTCGACCTGGCACTGCGCCAAGTGGGATTCTGTGATCCCGGTGGATGCCCAGCGTACCGGCTGCGAGGGTCATGTGCTGCACCCTGATCTGGTGCCGTGGCAGCGCAAGGATGGGCCGGACGATTACACTGCCGTGTACGAGATCAATGGCACGAATGTGGCCAATGGAGATCCTGAGATCGAGGGCGTGTTCAGTTCGCGTGAGCTGCTGGCCAATGCTGCTGCCTGCGCGGACAAAGGCTGGACGCAGCTGCACGACATGCGAAAGCAGTTTGGTGGAAGGGTGGTGGCCTGATGCTGAGAGAGTACCAACAGCGCACCATCGACCAGCTGTATGCCTGGTTCGAGGCCGGTGGCTTGGGCAATCCCTGCTTGGTGCTTCCGACTGGATCTGGCAAGTCGCACATTGTGGCCGCGCTGTGCAAGGATGCTTTGCAGAACTGGCCCGAAACCCGTGTGCTGATGCTGACCCATGTGAAGGAGCTGATCGAGCAGAACGCTGAAAAGATGCGCCAGCACTGGCCTGGGGCACCGATGGGGATCTACAGCGCGAGCATTGGCCGCAAGGACTTGGGGGAGCCGATCACGTTTGCTGGCATTCAGTCGGTGCGGAGCAAGGCGCGAGAGCTGGGGCACATCGACCTGGTGATCATTGACGAGTGCCACTTGGTCAACCACAAAGACGAGGGCGGTTATCGCAAGCTGCTGGCCGAGCTGAAAGCGATCAACCCGAGCCTGCGCGTGATTGGCCTGACGGCCACGCCGTACCGCTTGGGGCATGGCCTGATAACTGACAAGCCTGCGATGTTTGATGATCTGCTGACGCCTGTGAGCATCGAGGAGTTGGTGTTCAAGGGGTATCTGTCCACGCTGCGCTCGAAGATCACCAAGGCCAAGCTGGATGTTACTGGCGTGAAGAAGCGCGGAGGAGAGTTCATCGAATCTGAGTTGCAAGCTGCTTTGGACACGGACGACAAGAATCAGGCTGTGGTGCGCGAGGTGGTGGCGCTGGCTGGAGAGCGCAAGGCTTGGCTGTTCTTTTGTGCTGGTGTGCAGCACGCGCAGCACGTGGCCGAAGCCCTGCG